AGAGGTTCCAACTGAAGAGGTTCCAACTGAAGAGGTTCCAACTGAAGAGGTTCCAACTGACTTACCTGTTGAGGAAGAGATTCCAACTGAAGATGTCATTGCTCCGGCTGGAGACGAAATGACAGATGCAGGTCTTGCGGGTGCAGAAGGTGCACAAACACAAACACAAGAAATAGCTGGCAACGATCACGTTGATGCTTTGGCCAGTGATGCAACAACAGACGATGCTTTAGTTGCTGACGGCCATGTGGGTGCAGATAACGCACAAACACAGGCTGCTTCGATACCTAACGCTGCTAATGCAATGGCTGTCGCACCAACAGGTGAAGAGGCAGAGATCACAATTCCTAGTAACATAGAAACAGCATCTATCGAACAACAACAAAATACTTCTAGTGTAGAGATTGGAGATACTGTAGTTGATGCTGTAAGTGACGATGCTGATTTACCGGCTGTAGACACTGTTGCTGATGACGCTGCAGGCGAACCACCAGTGGATGCAGAAGATGATGCTACAATGGATGACGAATCTACTGTAGATCAGGAAGCTGATGCTGAAGTTGAACCATTACCAGATAATAACGACGAAGAAGAAGATGAAAAGTCTAACGAAAAATTAAACAACTACCTTACGTCTAAAGGTTTGAACGAAGACGAGATCGCAACTATTAGCGGTTACATCGGTAAAGGATCTTTAGCAGCCAAATTACACAACGGTAGTCCTAAGCTTATGGCTAAGGTTATGCCTTTCGTAAGAGAGATCACAAATATCATACAAGAGTCAGGCGCCAAAAAAGTAGGCACAACTTTAGTTACACGTGAGGATTTCGTAGCAACAGTAAATGAAGCATTCAATGGCACTACCGCAGGTATGGCCAATAGACTAATTACCGCGTTTGATAACTTAGACGTTGCGCAGCCAAGTAGAGTATATAATATGGCTATGCATGAAAGTGTTGCTGGTGACATTACCGGTAGAGATGTCATAGACATCACACACAAAGCAGTAAGCAAGCTGGCGTACTACAACCAGACTAGTAAATTTGATGCTATACTTGATTCTATGCAATCTGTTATAGAAAGAAAAAAGTCTAAACTACTACTAAATGAAGATGCTACGATTGTATTAGTAGATTCAAACACAAATAAGTTTATAAAAACACATAAATTCTCGGGACCAAATAGGGAAGTTGATAAAGAAGTTGAAAAACTAAATTCAAAATTAACAGCTGTACAAAAAGATAAAGGTTTATACTGGAAGGTATCTATATTAGAAAATGCCTTGGTCGAAGCACTAGATGTTAACGTTTCTGTTTGCATGAAGGGGTCTGAAAAGAAGGGCGTCATCACTGCAATTAATTCAGCTGAACAACAGTACACAGTACTTTGGGACGGCGGCGAGACTGGCGATTACGGACAGGATCAACTCGAGGAACTGACAGCTGACATAGCAGACAACGACAACGAGAACAAGCTAGCTGCCGAAGATGCAACAAAGAAATCACAGGATGCTTCTGAGAAACCGATGAGCAACGTCAGTGGAACAACCAACGAGGAGTTCGGACAGAGAATTGCAATCAATGATATAGCTGATCCAGAAGCGTTAAAGATTAAACTTATGGACTACATTATCGGACATTTATGGAGAGGCTACGTCACAGATGAACAATCAGATAAGTTTGAGTCATTATTAGGTGATATTATGTTTGATCTTAAGACGCTTGAAATTGAGTCAACCGGCGAGAGCATGGACGATTTGGCTCACTTATTAACTATGATACCGAAAGAGTTAGCGCCACTATTAAGTAAGGTAATTAAAGCCAACGCTAAATTAGTAGACAGTAGGGTTTCAGAATCTCAAAAAAAAACTGAGGCAGTAACTGAATCTAATGCTGACGATGCTGAAACTGAGGACGATCTTAGCGTCTGGACCAAAGCAAAGGTTAAAATAGACTTCGGACCGTTCACTGAAGGAGAACTGGTAGACATAGATGCTTCTCAGTTCGTTTCTTCCGGCGACGACGACTCGATCAAGCTAAAAACGCCTAAGGACGAAATCAACAGCATTCCTAAAAAATACTTAGATGTTGAGAACGAAGGCAACGATACGCATACGGAAATTTCAGGAAAATTGGAGGATGCGTTAAAAAGTCTTGAAGCGGTTGAAACATTAATCACAAGTGACGATAAAATAGATAAGCAAGAAATTTCCGACGCTGTTGGAAAAGTTAAGGCTTTTAAGGATGCGTTGAAAGGCAAGTAATTGCCTATTAACCCCTTTATAAAAAATATCTCCGAGATATATGCCCCATTACGTAAAGAACAAAGATTTATTATCAGAAATTCTAATATCAAAAGAACAAGGCAAATTAACGGACACTGCGGTTAGCATGTTCATATTGATAGCTACTGAGAGCAACAAAAACCTACACTACGAATACCCGATGGACAAGGAGGACTGCATATCTGCAGCGCTCGAAGATCTCATCAAGTATTGGGACAGGTTCAACCCGGAAAAATCGACTAACGCGTTTGCATTTTATTCGCAGATCGCCAAGCACGGATTCGCAAAGGGTTGGAAAAGATTGCACCACCCAGACAAGGGACCTACGTTGTCAATATCAGAAGACAGCATTTATCTATAAGACAACATTTAAAATTGCAAAGAAGTCACCTTAATTGGTGACTTCTTTGATATATACATTATGATAAAAGGAGTAGGACCAAATATAGGCGGTAAATATAAGCAGAATTTTTTCGTGCCAAAGAACCCACATAAGTACATGGGCGACAACACCAGGATCATATCGCGGTCCAGTTGGGAAACCCGATTCTGCACGTGGTGTGATTTGCATCCGAACATCATTAAGTGGAATTCGGAAGGCGTAATGGTGCCTTACATTTCGCCATTAGATAATAAACCACATAGGTATTATGTGGATTTTTGGGTGCTAATAGAGCGTGATGGCGAGAAGCGACAGTATCTCATAGAGGTAAAGCCGAAAGCTCAAACATTGCCGCCAGGAAAGGTACTAATGTCAAAAGTAAACGAGGGCAATGCTACGGCTGCTCAGTTAAAACGATACAATAGGGAATTACGCGTGTATATTGTCAACCGGTCAAAATTCATAGCGGCCACAAAATACGCAAATGCTAGGGGAATGGAGTTCCAGGTTTGTACTGAAAATTTCTTATTCTGACATATATGGGAACATCTTCCTCTAATTGCATATAAATAGGAATGGCAGAAGAATCATTTGATAAGCAGTGGTCTAAATTTCTGAAGGAGCAGGGCTCTTTTGAGAAGGCTGGCAAGTATTCGTACACGTTATGGAAGGATAAGTATCAGGGCGGCGGCAGTAAGAAGTATGGCAAGCCACAGGAGATATTCACCGAGAAGGTGCTTATACCTGGAAAAATATACACGTGTCTGTACGCAGGCATGGATGAGCTCAAGTCCGGATCGCAGTTCATAGATCACTGGCCGGTGTTATTTTCGATGGGACAGATAGTAAACAATGACCAAGTGTATGAGACATGCATAGATTTCAATCTAATACCGCCAAAGGTTAGACCTTTCGTCATCGAGAAGTTGCACAAATATTTTATTTCTGTCATAGATAATAATGCGTCGCAGATATTGATAGGCAAGAAGGGCAAGAAGAGCGTGAACATAAATTTCAAATTGGCACAGGCCATACTAGCAGGCACCGGATTTGAACGTGCATATATCACGTTGCACAGAGACAAGATGGGCAAGATTAAGGTGTATGATTATGCGGACTGGGTATCAGTAGTGCCGCTGTATACCGGTGGAATAAGAGGTAAGGGTGTAAACAAAATATATCAGGACTATGTAAAGAACATGGGACAGATGCCAAAAGAGAAAGAAGCTTTCATTAACAAATTGAAAAAATAATATTATGGGTAAACTTTTTGAGTCTGGATTTTTAGATAGATTGAGCAATAACGCGTTATTTAATTCGATACAGACGAAGGTGCGAGAGATCGCAAACCTGGGTATGCGTTATGATGATATGGTCGTGAAAAACTCACAGGCGGTAGGTGCCACAGAGGGGCAGTTCTTAAAGCAGGGAATAATGGGCGATGACGCGCTTATGTATACACTGGCCATGGCCGACATCGGACCTAAGAAATACATTGCGCACTTTGACAAGGATTATCAGTCAAGACGGGAGTTCCTCAGGAAGTTCTCTTTAAATGGTGAGATACAATGGTGTTTAGATACTATCGCCGATGAAGCTATCATACAAGATGAGAAACAATTTTTTTGCTATCCTTCAACGATGTCTGTAGATGTCGAGGACGAAGTCAAGGAAAAGTTTGAGGAAAACTTCAACAAGCTATATAATTTCTTTCATTTCAATGACGACATCACGGCATGGCAGTACTTTTACCAACTGTTGGTGGACGGATTCTTGGCGTTTGAAATTATCTATGACGATAAGGCCGAGAACATAATAGGCTTCAAGGAATTAGACGCTATCAACCTCAGACCGTCTGTTGAAAAACAGACTGACGGCACGTTCAAGAATGTCTGGTACCAAAACGAGGCGGACGTTAACTTGAGAAAGGTGCTGTACGACTCTCAGATAATATACATTGCCTACGCTAAGGGCAATGCGCTTACCAGAGTTAGCTACGTAGAGCGTTTGATCAGATCGTTCAACCTATTAAGGATTATGGAGCACACCAGGGTAATATGGTCCATCATGAACGCATCGTTCAGAATGAAAATGGTGGTTCCTATCGGATCCAAGTCGCCACAGAAGGCGAAGGAGTCTTTAGGACAGTTGATGTCTATATACAAGGAGGACATCCGATTAGACTACGACTCTGGTGAGTTGTTCGTAAATGGTAGGCCGAACATCCCGTTCTATAAAAACTACATGTTTCCTAACAAGAACGGTGAGCAGACCGACATATCGGTAATGGGTAATGAAGGACCGGACCTAGGCGATACGACACAGCTAGACTACTTTTACAACAAGCTGAAGATAGATTCAAAAATACCGTTCGCCAGGTTTGACCGTGGCGCTGGAGGTGGACAGTTTGTTATGGGTGCAGATGGTGCAGACAGAGAGGAGATAAGGTTTGGTAAATTCATAAACAGGTTGAGATCTATATTTCAAGAGATCATCATAAAACCGTTATACCTGCAGATGATACTCGACTATCCAGAATTGGAAGACGACGTGGAGTTCAAGAGCGCTGTTGGTATCAGGTTCAACAAGGACAACATCTTTGAGAGACAGAAAGAAATGGAGGTCATGCAAAAAACTGTAGAGTTCATCGGTTCGATGTCAGAGATAAAGGTGAACAGGAACGGAGAGGAAGCATCATATTTCCACCCAAAATTCCTGATTGAGCGATACATGCCGATGTCTATATCAGACAAGGAACTCAACGATCAGTACTGGGAAGAAGACACAGCAAGTGCAGCGTTACCAGGTGAAGGCGGTGAAGGCGGTGAGACAGGAGCAGAAAAAGGCGGAGTACCACCGGAAGGCGAAGAAGGCGGCGCGGCGCCGGAAGAAGAAAGTGGAGCAGGCGCATTTAACCTATAAAAACAACGAAACCTTTGATTACTGGAGCGTATAATATTTATACGCCCTTTTTTATTTAATCATTATGGAAGATCAAGCTGTTAGTCAATCTAGCGCTACGTACGAAGATGCTGTGGCCGAATTAGTAATGTTGAGTCAGCAATTGCCGGTAGGGAGCTATTGGAAGGATGACAGATACATGTATAAGATAAACTTAATAAAACTTAGCGGCATTGCACTTGCAGAGTGTACTAGAATAACCATAGTTAGACCAGACGATGTTGAGTACAGTTATCACATAAATAATAAAATATTACTATTCGTTAGCAACATTCCGACTCTTATGAAATCCGATTACGATGAGTATGCTGACGCTGAGCAGGCAGTAAGGAACATATACATCGCGAAGAACACTGAAATGTTTCAGAAACAATGCCTGTTAAAAACACCAACCGATGTACCATTCACAAGTTTCGAAGTATTACACGACGAGATAATCGAGCTACGTGGAAACCAACACTTTCTATACGAACCTACAGTTAATTGCATTAGAGTGATGCGTATCAACATGGACAC